GGCTATTTCATAAATATATTGGTATGTCACCAAAAGAATATCGAAAAGTAAAACTCAAAGAAAATCTCAGGGAGTAAAAAACAAAACTCGTTTGGCTAAAACTAAACCAAACGAGTTTTGTTGATTTTTGATCAGAAATAAGGAATGGCTACATTACCAAACACGTCTGAATTGCAATCTCTTCAGCCTGCAGCTCAAAGAGATTTTCAAGTTGCCAAACCTTAGCGGTATCAGCATTTTTCATCGCAAGTGCATATTCAGGATCAGTAGCACGCATTTTGTTCCAGATTTTCCATTTTTCTTTTTCACACTCAGTGATACGCTCGTCAATATGAACATAGATTCTGCCATTATCTGTTTCTGCCTGCAAACGTTCAGGACAATGCTCCTCTGCCCACTTGATATAGATACACGCAAGTTTGTTGTCGCTGTAATCGTGATAATCATTGCCACACTGCGTAATCATCATTCTGTCGATGTCAAGTGCCATTCTCTGATAATCATGCTTATAAATCATAATCTTAACCTCTTTTCTTTCTTATCAAAAATCCTGCAAGAACAGCGATTCCTGCGAGGATAATTCCGCCAATTCCATAAATCAAACCATTTGAGGACTTTTCTTCGCTTGTTGGTTCTGTTGCTTCTTTTGATACACCAACCGTGGTATCTGCTTCAATTTTCAAATTTTCTCCGACACGGTGAGCAGTTCCGTTTCCATCGTTAGCCATAACAGAATTATGATTTTTCTCCGCTGTATCTTCTGTCAAAGTACTGAACGGCATGAAGCTATCGATCACATTGCCGTTATCATCACTCATCAGCCACTTGCCGTTCTGCAAATTGAAATGATATGTGGTTTCATCGGTGATAATCGTCCAATTTCCGTCACGATCATCATTGAAGTTCCAATCATCCGTAAGTTCATCGTAGTAGTCTTTGAAATTGTAGTTCAGCTGACCGATTTTGCTCCAATCATAATTATCATCGCCATAATTGCCATTGACCCACTCGGTCAGAATATGGTGCTTATAGCTTGCTTCAGGAAAGATAAGCCCATCATCTCCCTTGCCGTGCCACCAATCAGACCAAATCTCTCTGACGATATAGTCTTTATCAAGCATATCATCGGCATAAGCTGTCAGACTTGCTGAGCCTATCAAAGTGACACTTGCTACAATAGGCACGATTTTTGGAATCATTTGAACATCTCCTTTTTATTTTCGATATTGGGTACAATACTATTATATATCATTACACTTGTTTTTTCAAGCCGCAATGCGCACAAAGTTCTCTGAAAAAATCAGGACAATTTTTATAAAATATATTGACAAAAAGATTTTGAAAGAGTATAATTATAGTAATGGGTACAATACGAAAGGATTGATTTCTATGTACTATAATGAAAAACGAAAAGCGATCACGGCAAAATATGTGAAAACACACCTTGATGACATCAAGATTCGTGTTCCAAAGGGACAGCGTGAAAAACTGAAATCTATTGCTTCTGAAATGGGTATAAGCATGAATCAGATGTTTATCAAGGCTGTTGAGGAATATATTGAAAAGAACTATAAGCCGGAAGCGGAAAGTGAAACAGATTGACAAATCGGAAGTTGTTGAATAGCTAATTTCTATTATTGTAGTGGAAGAAGGAAAACTGAATGAATACGAAAAGACTAATAAAATATCTTTTGTTAACATACATAATCACATGGATATGCTGGTTTGGAGATGCACTACTTGTAAAAGTGACATCTTTTTCAGAGTCAGATGTGATTCCTATGATATTGTTTACAGTTGGAGGCTTTGGACCAACAATAGCGGCTTGCGTTTGTATGGAGGGCGGTTTTTCCAAGAAAAACTTAAAAAGGTTTCTTTTTAGCAACAGTAAAAAGAACTGGTCATTTTTAATTGCAGCTATAATATTGGAAACGTTAGCTTTTTATATTAGTTCTAATGGCGTCATTGAATCTATTCCCAAGTCACCAATTGCTGTTATTGTAGGATTAGTTATATTTTTACAGGCTACAATACTGTACGGAGGAAATGAAGAGTTGGGATGGCGTGGAACCATGCAAGTTGTTTTACAGGAAAAACTTCCATCGCCAATAGCTACACTAATTGTAGGAGCTATTTGGGTGTGCTGGCATATTCCACTTTGGTTTATTGATGGAAATTCACACCAGAGTATGTCATTTTTGACGTTCGCAATTTTAGGCATTGCACTTAGTTATTGGCTTTCAGCTGTATACAATGTTACAGGAGCAGTTGTTTTCTGTATGGTAATGCATGGATGGACAAATACTATGATGGGATTGCTTGAAATTAATGAGAATTTTGTTTATTATACTGCCTTAGGTGCTTTAACATTAATATCAATTATTGTAAGTATTTACGCACAGCATAAGAGAATCTGATATATTATCTATCAAAAGAGTTCGGAAAATTCCAGTTTGCACGGCTATTCTAACTCTCCCTTTTTCCTTTTACATTCAGGCTCATCACGCAGACTTACAAGATAATCATCAATCATCTGACTTGCCTTGTCCAGATTAGCATACTCTTTTTTGAGGTAGCGGTATTCTTCATAAAGTTTTTCACGTTCCTCATACAACGCCTGCCTTTGACGGTCAAGCACCATTTCTGACGGGAATCTGCCGTCCGGATACAATAATTTTAACTGACTTCCAACGCTCTTGTACTTTTCCAGTACAGGAGCGTTTTTCTTTGCATAATCTTTTTGTTTCCATGCTGAAAGGGACTTGTACTTGTCATGATACGGTTTACTGCGTTGAAATTGTCGGACAAGTTCTATCTGTTCTGACAAAGTGTTTATCTTTTTATCCAGATTTTCAATGCTCTGCGTAATCATTCCACGCCGTGCCATAACAGTCATGGTGGTCGGTTTCAATTCCGATGTGCTGTGAACATTGTAACTTTCAAGCAAATTTATCATCTGAGCAACGTTCTTCATATTCTGAATATCCGCCCAATACTGCAAGCCCCTGTTATCAAATTTACTACGGTCAAGAATCATCTTCCTGTGTGATGAAAACTGTCTGATTCTACGCTGAATATTCTCAGGAAGATAGTAATATCCCAGTGTTTTCGCTCGGACAAAGCGTTGCTGTCCCTGCATACGAAATTTAAGAGAAATCGTATTCTCGGGTTTGTAAACCGCTTCGATTCCGTTTAATCTGCACTTTTCAAGAAAGTCCTCAAATGTATCAGACCGCTGAATGATACAGTCCAGTTCATAGCGGAGCTTTGCTTTCCATGACAAACCTTGCTGTTGTTTCTCCCATTCATAATGCGAAACGCCCTTACCGATTTCCCCATATGCAACAACAGACAATCCCATTTCTTTGCACACCTCGTCAGAAATCTGACGAATTTTCTTCCACGCAGGATTATGTTTGGTATCCATGAGTGTACCAAACGTTTTGTAATTTTCCATATTGGTTTTGCAGAAAATAATGTGATTATGGATATGGTCTTTGTCCGTGTGCGTAGTAAGAACATATTGATGCTTACCCTGAAAGAGTTTGTCGCAGAGCATCAATCCAGCCTGATGTACCTGTTCTGCTGTTGCTTCATTCGGTGCAAAACTCTGTATGATATGATAACTCAGAACACTCCCTGTATTTCTTCCCATGCTTCTCAGCTTGCTGAACTCGTCAGAAATCTCAGCTGCATTTCCCCAGCAGCCGTATCGGGTAACATATGCTGCTTTCTCAGGATTCATGATATACTGGAGGGATTTAGCTTCTGTAACTCGGATTGGATGGATTGAAGTTGTTGCCATATCTCAGTCACTCCCTCCTGCAACTCATAAAGTTCCTGTTTGTAAATACGGCTTGTGGAGTTCACTCTATGTGCAATCTGATTGACGTTGTTTGCCACACTCATAACCGCCTGCCGTATTTTTTTCAGTTCCTCATGGTCGTGTTCGAGATAGATTCCATTCACGACCTGCTGACGAAGATATGCACTGACAGAGGACATTCCCGACAACGCAAAGCGTTTTTCAAGTACCTCTGCTTCTGATTCTGTCAGCCTGATGACATATCGTTTATCCACTTTTTCTCTTTTCATTTTGCTGTGATTCTCCTTATCGTTGACACCATCAGGTGTTTATTCAGAGGGTCTTAGGGATTCGTCCCTAACAAGCGGATGATTGGCAGGCGGTCATTTTCTGACCGTTCGTGCCACATCATCGTTGCTTGCTACTCCAGATCAGCTGTGTCAGCCCATTCTCTTTTCTGCATCGCTTTTCCTCTCATATATCACGCAATTTTTTGAGAGAAACGCAACCGGTTTTCTGCTGTAAATTCAATTGTTTATTGAATATTTACACTTTTCGTTCGTTTTCACATTCAACTACAGGTTTTTCTGAATGCAAATATGCTACAATATCCGCAGCATAAATTTATGAAAAGATTGGATATCACATTGAACGTTCAAATATGATTGCGAATACCGGTATTCATGATTCAGGAAGGAGTTCTGAACATGGATTTTACAGACAAATTGGATATACTCTACGCCCGCCGTTCCAGTGAGGACGGCAAAGACGGTGAGAGTATTGAAAATCAGGTTGCACTGCTCAAGCAGTATGCAGCTGACAAAGGGTACTATAACATTAAGGTTGTCACAGATGACGGATATACAGGTACGAACTTTAACAGACCCGGCTTTCAGGAAGCCTTTGCTCTCATTCAGCACAGACGTGTTGGACGCTTTATCGTAAAAGATCTGTCCCGTCTTGGCAGAAATACAATCGAGGTTGGTCAATACATTGGAGTAATTTTTCCACGTTTCGGTGTAGAATTCATCTCCATACATGACGGACCGGAATCCAGCGATCCTGACAGCTTGGTAACGCAGTTCAAAAACATCATGAACGAATACTATGCAAAGGATATTTCGGACAAGCAAAAGCTTTCGCTTCAGGCAAGAAGCAACAGCGGCAGACACATTGCTTCAACACCTACATACGGATATAAGCTTGATCCCAATGACCGTCACCACTGGATCATTGATGAACCTGCTGCAGAAGTGGTAAGACTTGTTTTCAAATACTACAACGAAGGGATGCAGGTGTCAGAGATTGCCCGTACACTGGAAAAAGCAAAATATCCTGCACCGTCCCATTACCGTAAACGTGTGGTAAAAGGTTCGAGAACAGAAAAGAATCCCTATCACTGGACAGGAAGCAGCGTAACTGCTATTCTGAAACGTCAGGAGTACGTTGGCGACACTGTGAACTTTAAGACGTATCATACGAGTTTTAAAGATAAGCAGGTGCGTTATCGTGATGAAGAAAGCTTTACCATTATCCGTGATACACAGGAAGCTATTATCTCTCGTGAGGAATATGAAAAGGCAAAGAAACGTCGAAAATCAACCAAACGTGTGATTCAGACCAGAGAAAGACATCTGCTTGACGATATGATATTCTGCGAAGATTGCGGGAAAAAGATGTATCTAAACTTCCGCAAATACGCAGGCGGAAACTGCTATGTGTATATATGCGACAGTTATCGCAAAAAGAAAGGCTGCACTTCTCATTATGTACAGGAAACAGAAGTGATCGAATCCGTTCTTAACGCAGTACGCCAAATTTTTGATATGTATAAGATAGATAAGAACGAATGCAGGCGTACTCTTGTAAGGTGGATTTGTCGGAGAAATGAAACGAGAACCCGTGAAGTCAATGAACGTATTAAAGAAATCACAGACCGGCTGAATACGATCAATAAAACGGAACAGGCTCTTTTTGAGCAGAAACTGCAACAGGAAATTTCACAGGAAACCTTTACAAATATTACGGTAAGCATGAATGCCGAATCAGAATCACTCAGAACGGAATACGGTAAACTTCTGATTTTGCTCGACAGCTTCGATGACCAGAAAAAGAGTGTCACTCGTTTCTTAACAAAGGTAGGAATATTTGCCGACATGGAAATCACCAAAGATGACAGATACATTTTAGAGCAGCTTATTGAAAAGGTAACGATTCAGGAAATTGAAACAAAAATAAAGGTGCTTGTCCATTTCGTTGATATTGGCTTGATTTCAGTTGCTGCACTTTGATAACAAGTGCGACGATTCGGCGACAATCTCGTAATATCTATTGAAAAAAGTCCTCTTATGCGCTATTCTTAATAGGAAAGCGTACAGGAGGACTTATGTTTATGTATGATAAAATCACTGCTTTGTACTGTCGGTATTCACGAGATGACGGTCAGGAAACGGAAACGCAAGTATTACGCATCAAAAGGCATTGCTGAAAGAATATGCGGAAAATAACGGTTATCCCAATCTGCGTTACTATGTTGACGACGGATATACAGGAACAAACTTTAACCGACCTGATTTTCAGCGTATGATGGAAGATGTAGAAAACGGTATTATCGAAACCATTGTTGTAAAAGATATGAGCCGATTCGGAAGAAACTATATTCTGGTGGGTCAGTATGTGGAACTTGTTCTGCCACAGCATCATGTCAGGGTGATCGGCGTAACCGATAATTATGATTCCTATAACACAGAAAATGACCTGTTTGTTTTTGAAAGTATCTTTGCTGAAATGTATGCCGCTGATATTTCCAAAAAGGTCACTTATGCAAAACATACCCTTGGCATGAATGGAGTCAAACTGAAATCACATCCGCTTTATGGGTATAAACTGGTTGACGGCGATCATAACCGGTGGGAAATCGATGAGGAGTCGGCTAAGATTGTACGAATGATTTTTGATATGTTCCTGCATCAGGATATGTCGATCAATTCTATTGCAAAACACCTGAGAACCAATAAAGTGCCGACACCGAGTGCGTACATGGAATACAAATATACAAAGGTTGGTACTTCTTATGGCTGGTTGTTCCAAACGGTCAGACGACTGCTTGAATTTCAGGAATACTGCGGAGATACCGTGAATTTCAAAACGAAAACAACATCGTATAAATCCAAATCAAGGCTCTTTCTTCCAAAAGAAAATTGGGTTGTTTTTGAAAATCAGCATCCTGCCATAATCAGAAGAGAAGATTTTGAAAAGACACAGGAAAAGCTGAAAACCATATCAAAGAACTCATTTTCACCTTCAAACGAGATGAAAAATGATACCTTTTTCCGAAATAAATGTGTTTGTGCAAAATGTGGAGCAAAGATGCACCGAAGGCATAGTGTCAATGGTGTATATTTTATCTGTAAAACGTATATGCAATATGGCACTTGCTGTTCCAATCACATAACGGAAAACGAACTGCGAAGAATTGCACTTGACCACCTTAAAAAGCTTTATATGGCTGTTAAAAACGGCAGAGATACGCTCATCACGCAACTTGGATTAAACCAGCTTACCGAACTTGACAAGCAGATCAAAGATGCTGAAAATCGAGTCAGTGCCATCAGCAGACTTTTGACAGAGCTATATGAAAAGAAATTTCAAGGCAAATTGTTAGATTCAGAATTCAGGATTCAATCCAAAGCATTAAGCTGTGAAATGGAAGAACTGCTTCAATTTCTTTCAGACGTTACTGTACAAAAATCCATCATAAGCAAAAGATTTTTCTCTGTCACAGAAATACTGAACAGAATAGAGAACTACAGATTATCGGAGTTAAATGCTGTCACGCAGGAGATATGCGATGCCTTGATTGAAAAAATCGTTATCGATGAGCCAATGGGGCAGAAAGAAAAGAATTACGGAAAACGCATTGTTGACATCTATATTTACGAACTCGGCAATCTTTCTGAGTTGGTGGATGTGCGGTTTAAGCCATACTCACAGCGTATAAAAGAAATCGCCCCTCAATTACTGCTTGAAAGGCGATGTGATACGGCAAATGTAATAGAAGCTTTGGCAACAAAACGTACAAGTCTGAAAAGTGCTCTTGTAGAAGAAGAAACGAACTTTCAGACTGTAATTGTTGAAGTACGCAAAGAGATTCTGATTAATGCCATTAAAAAGGGGCTTTCCATGAAAGAAATCTATCCATTGCTTGGCTATCCTGAGCCTTCCAATGTTTATTGGTTTGCAAAACGGTTTTTAGGTATGAGTTTCAATGATTTCTATCACAAGACAAGAAAAGAAATATGATCTGACTGCACTTGGACAGAAATGTTCAGGTGCAGTTTTTATATGCAGCACAATTCCCAAAGCAAAAAATTTCCGATTATTTGGGAACTTGAAAAAAGTGCAGATTTGCTTTTTCATTGCTTTTGTGCTATGATGATTACAGCAAATTCAAAAGCCTGTCTGTTGATTTGGAGATGATGACATAGGCAGACCATATACTGACTTCAATACGCTGTATGCAGTAGACGAGCAGACCAGAAAGATGATCCGTCATCAGGAATATTTAGACCGGCGTGAAAGACAAATGAGTATCACTTATCATGATAATATGTACGTTCCACCCGATCAGGAAGATATTCAGCTGCTTGCTTTACAGCAGGCACTTCTGATGCTCAAAAATCTGTATCAGGATAAATTTGAAGTCATAATCGGTTTCTATTATGGAAACTACAAAACAATAAAAGCATATGCTGTGAACTGCGGAATATCAAGGCAGGCAATGTCTAAAAAACTGCATAAGGCTTTGGAAATTCTGCGTCATATATGCTTTGAAAAACTTGAGAATCTTGAAAACTGAATATGAAGAACGCATAACTATTTTGATTGCTGCAATCCGGTTACAGACTGCGACGATCCGGCAACAATTTCTCTTTTCTGGTTGCGTTTATTTCTGATCTGCGCTAAAATAGAAATAGCAAATTTAAGCCTGTCGGTATAGGAGGAAACAAGTATGCAGACAGGGAAAATCACTGCTTTATATGTCAGATTTTCTTTCGATGATGGAATTGACACGGAAAGCGGAAGCATTGAACACCAGAAAGCATTGCTGAAAAACTATGCTGAATCCAATGGCTTTACCAATCTTTCTTACTACGCAGATGATGGTTACACAGGCACAAACTTTAACCGTCCAAATTTTCAGCGTATGATGAATGACATCAAAAACGGACTGGTTGGAACAGTCATCGTCAAAGATATGAGCCGACTGGGCAGAAATTATCTTATGGTAGGTCAGTATGTGGAAATTGACTTTCCAAAGTACGATGTTCGCTTTATTGCAATCAGCGATAATGTGGATTCTGCCAAAGGAATGAATGATTTACTGCCGATCAATAATCTGATGAATGAATGGTACAGCAGAGATATTTCAAAGAAGATCCGTTCCATGGTACGCCAAAAAGGCAACAGCGGTCAGCATATCACATCAAAACTGCCTTATGGGTATTACAACACTCATGAGAACAAACAGGATTGGCAGGTGGATGAGGAAGCTGCAGAAGTTGTCCGAGAAATATTTGAACTGTATGTACATCATGCAATGGGAACAAAGCAGATTGCATTACAGTTGCAGGCTGAAAAACGTATTGGAGTGGAATATCACAAGAAAATACGAAAAGGGATTGCGGTTACTGCTGAGGATATTTATTTGTGGAACAGCGGAACGATTGCTGCCATTCTTAAGCGTCAGGAATACGTCGGTGATACGGTCAATTTTCGCACACAGATTGCTTCTTACAAGAATAAGACTGTGATCTACAACGAAAGTGACAAGATCAAGATTTTTCCTGACACGCACCCTGCAATTATCAGTCGTGAACTGTTTCAGATGGCACAGGACAGACGTGAAAAGACAATACGTCATCCGTCAAGACCACATAAGTATCTTTTTGGTGATTATCTGTATTGTATGGACTGTCACGCAAGAATGCACGGCAGAAGATGTGGGACAAAAAGTGAAAATGCTCTTTATTGCTATGAGTGTACAACTTACAGGAAAAGCAAAGGGTGTTACTTCCATGGTGTTCCTGAGAAATATCTTGAAACCGAGGTCTTACAGGCAATTCAGAGAGTGATCTATAAGGCAAATGCCAATCCCGATGAATTCTACAAGGCCATTCAGAAACGTGTTGAGAAGAGGTCTGATGACTGCAAAGCGGTTGTTTTAGCGGAGCTTGAAAAATCTCAGCTTCGCATTACGGAAATCGATAAGTACATTCAAGGTTTGTTTGAGGCAAAGGTCAGAGGTGAAATAGACGGCTCGCTGTTTGCAAGTTTGAAAAGGACTTACGATGAAGAAAAAGAACAGCTTAACGCATTAGTTGCAGAACTCATAGGAAAACTTCATGAGAAAAATGAGTCTGTCAACAAGGTCAAACTGTTTATGCAGGCAATCGAAAAGTATGATGCCGTTACAGAACTCACTCCGCAGGTATTGGCTGACTTTATTGAACATATTGAAGTCGGCAAATGTCAAAACACAAGTAAAAAGCTGCCTTTCTCCAAAAGGGATAACGCAGTTTCGGTGTTTTTCTGGGGTATCGGCATCTTTTAATTGGGAAATGGCGAGTTCCCTAAGCGTATTACGACCAGTACTATATTGAGGACGACCATGAAGCGATCATCCCGAAGGATTTATTCATGAGCGTGCAGGAGGAAATGGCACGGCGGTCGTCCGAGCGTGATATGAACGGAAGGAGGCAGGGATTCAGTGCAAACCACGCCTTCTCGCACATGGTGACCTGCGAGTGCTGCGGTGAGCATTTCCGCAGGCTGCACTGGAACAACCGGGGCAAGAAAACAATCGTCTGGCGGTGCAAGACCAGACTGGAGGACAGGACACGCTGCATGGCACGGACGGTCAGCGAGGATACCTTGCAGGAGGCGTTTGTTGAGGCAATCAATGAGATGCTCGGCAACAGTGACGAATACCTGAAAAAGCTGAAAAGCAATCTGAAAACAGCGATCAGCCTTGCCAATCCGCAGTCAGTGGAAGCCCTCGCGGATAGGATGCGGCAATTGCAGCAGGAGCTGATCGACCTGACGGAAAGCGGCACGAACTACGATGACCTTTCCGAGGAGATACTCCGGCTGCGGGAATTGCAGGAGCAGACAAACATGGATGAAGCTGCCAAGAACGAGCGAAAGAAGCGAATCCGGGAACTGGCTAATTTCATCGATTCTCAGCCGAGAGCCATCACGGAGTTTGATGAGGCTCTGGCGAAGAAGCTGCTGGAGGGAGTTCGTGTAGGCGAGACTTATCTGGAATTCCAATTCAAGTCGGGCGCAAGGATAGTAATTGAAAATGAATAGGATAATTAAAGGCAACGTGAAGTCTGGAGTCACGTTGCCTTTTGCTGTTAATGAAATTTGAACAAATCAGGATTAAGTCCATATCTGTAAATATAAATAGCATAGGGGCATAAATTTTCGCCATTCACTTGTTTCCACGGAGTAGTACTACAATACATTTCATTATAAATTGGTACACTTTGTTTTTTGCAAAAATTATATAAGAAACAACACCGTTCGCGTTCCGATTCTGAAAATAGGGAGTTAAATATAGCTATTGGTGCTAATAGAGGAAATAAAGCAACATCTGCAAACAGTTCATCATTCTTGTCTATCAACAATGGGACTCCGAGCAGAGTAAACAGTTTTTCTATAGCTGTTGTGTTTTTGTACTCAATTGCCTTTGAAATGAATAATCCTTTGCTTTTTCGATATTCAAGTCCAGTTTTTATACGCTTTTTCATTTCTCCATTAATATGTGATATTTCACTTTCAGTTAGAGGAATATCTGTTGGATATAGAAAATCAAGACTTTCTTCAACTTTGCTTATTTTTTCATCAATGCCTGCAAATAGATGGTACACATTTGCAATGAAGTATTGTTCAAATTCTTCAACCTTTTTAAAGCTCTTTCGATTATCGTTCATCAGCTTAAGTATATTATAAAACATAACACCACTGTTCTCATGCATAAGTGCAAGCTCGCAGATAGCGATCATTATTACTGGAGAAATGTGGAGATCAGGGAAAAAGTATTCGCAAACTAAGTCACACGCATCATATGGTAATTCATTCACTCTTTTTACGCTGTTACATAATATGCGTTCACAAAGATATGCCATACTCTCTGCAATACAATCAGCACCAAATGAGTACGGCGTTGATAAATTATCATAATAAATTTCAATAGTTGGAAATCCATCATAACTTTGGTTATAAGCTTCAGGATATTCAAGCTTAAGCATTTCCATATTATCAGTTTCAAAAATAATTTTATTTATATGATGAATGCGGGGCTTCTCAATCTGATTACTGCCTTTTTCTAATGATAGTAACTCATCATTAAAGGCAGCAATCTGATTCATATCCTTTATTTGCGATGACCTAATCGGGATTAAAAACTGAAAAGCAGGATCCTTCGCTTGAGCAAACACCAATTGCATTTTTTGATAAAATGTAATTATAGAATCTAATCCTCTTATTGTCGAAATATCCTGCAAATAATGAACATATTCATGTAGTATGGTCGCAGTATCTTCTTTAAAAAGAGGTAAAAATTGCTTCGAATGTAATGTCATATTTAATCTCGCTATAAAAAATCCTATGTAATAGCATCCATAATCATCGTTTAAAATATTCATTATAGGAAAACCTCCTCTCTGGAAAAGTGAAATTATGACAACCTTTCCCCACACTCAACGTTATTTTGCAATCATCCAAATCGCAATTTTTGATTAGTCAATTTTCAGCGATTTTACGCTGTTTTTCGCTATGACATTCAATCCACACACTGAAAAATCGGAAAAAGCAGTTTCACGCACCCTAAATCGAGTGCGTGATTTGGCTGTCAAAAATCAAAGTGTGCAGATTGGTTGTCAGATGTGCCGTGTACGTCTTTTGGCTTTTTCACCTGTTTCCGCATACAGAAAAATGAGTGCACAGGGGAATATATTCAAAGCGGTCAAGTGCCAATTATCTGCGTAAATGCGTTGTTTTAGGCTTTCTGCCGTGACAGCAGAACTACGCACTCAACGTGCCTCGATACCCTTGAATTGATAACATACGCTGACTTGTTTCCACGGAGATACGTCTTTGGGAACAAATCAGCGATTTTCCCGTTCTTGGGAAGAAGTCGAGTGTGAATGTATATTCTACGCCAATTTGTTTCAATGATTTGATTTGTGATTGAATCTCAGGAATTATCATTTCACGCATTTCTCTTTGACACCATAATTCTCGTGCGAATCCCCGAACAAACGCACTTTCGCTGACAAAATCAGAATGACTAACAAACTGAAAATCCATGCTGATGACAAAATAATCCTCGCTTAAATAGGAAGCTAACGCACGAATTATCGTCGTCTTCCCATACTATCTTCCTCGATTGATTGTAAAATAATCCCCACGGTCGATCATTTTTTTGATCTCCGCAAGTCTAGAATCCAGATTGACCATATAATGCTGCTGCGGATTGCAGGAACCCGTAATATTAAAAATTCTCTCCATAGTCATCACCCTTTCGCATCGTGATTTACTTGTTATTGAAATTATACCACAAAAAAACTGAAATTGCAAGCAGTGTGAAAGAAAAAGCTTGAAAACTCAAATATAAGTTTTCAAGCTTTTATGGTTTAAATCCGGTCGTCGCAACTGGAAACGCACGTCACAAATGATACAATGCACACCCGAAAAGCAAAGGGAGTGCGTTCTGCACCCCAGACTCCTTAAATTTTCTGCACCAACTCCGTCCCATCTTTCAAAACAAACACGATTTTTCCATCTCGATGCACCACTGCTTTTTCTACAGCAGCCAGCCACAACTGCGTGTCAAATTCCGGCAGCATCCCATTTTGTCCGTTCAATGCTCTTTGAAATCCCTGAATCTGTTCCCGTCTTGCCAACCGCTCTGCTCGCCGTTCCTGCAGGGCGGTTTCTTGTTTCTGCAGCGGTTCATACTGTCCCACCAGTGCCTGATACCGTTCCTCATACTTTTCCTGATCCTGCACAATTTCACTGTTTTCCCGAACATATCCCTGCACCTGTTCCGAAATCCGCATTTTCTGCGTTTCCAGTTCCTGCAATTGACGCTCTAAATCTGTACAGTCCGTAAGCAGTTTCAGCATCACCTGACAGTTTTCCAGAACTGCTTTCCGCTTTTGCAGCAATTCCTGAACGGCTGCCTGAAATCGCTGCTGTATGACGCTCTCCTGCAAATGGGGTGTCTGGCATTTGCACACCCCTTGGAATTTGTGATTGCACTGCCAGATCACCTGCCGGTATTTGCTGTTGGAATGCCAGACCTTTGCCCCGAAGAAATTTCCGCAGTCGCCGCAGACAAGCCGGGCAGCAAATACACTTTTCCCATTGTACTGCCGCCGTAGGTTTTGCCTCCGCAGCAATTCTGCCTGCACCAGTTCAAATTCCTCCGGCACTATGATGGCAGGGTGACTTTCCTCGATGTAGTATTGCGGCACTTCACCCTCATTCACCTTAGATTTTTTCGTGAGGAAATCCACCGTAAATCTCTTTTGCAATAGAGCAGAACCCTTGTATTTTTCATTGGTCAGAATGCTTTTCACTGTACTGGAACACCATTGTTCCTTGCCGGCAGGTGTCGGAACACCTTGTTCTGTCAATGTTCTCGCAATGCCAGTCGGCGTTTTCCCCTCCATAAACCAACGATAGATGTTCCGAACAATCTCTGCCTCCTCCGGCACAATTTCCGGCAAGCCATCTGCTCCTTTTCGATAGCCTAGAAAATGCTTGTACGGCAGGCTGACCTTGCCGTCCGCCATTCGCTTTCGCTGTCCCCAAGTTACATTCTCCGAAATAGAACGGCTCTCCTCCTGTGCCAGACTGGACATGATGGTGATCAGCAGCTCGCCTTTGGAATCCAGCGTGTAGATGTTTTCTTTTTCAAAAAACACCTCCACGCCTTTTTCTTTCAGCTTTCGCACAGTCGTCAAAGAATCTACAGTGTTTCGTGCAAACCGGCTGACCGACTTGGTGACAATCAAATCGATCTTGCCGTCCAGAGCATCTGCCACCATGCGATTAAAGCCGTCCCGATGTTTGGTATTCAGGGCAGAAATGCCCTCATCGGTATAGACTGCAACAAACTCCCAGTCTGCCCGTTCCTGAATGTACTTGGTGTAGCGATCTACCTGTGCAGCATAAGAGGTCTGCTGCTCCTCAGAATCCGTGGAAACTCTGGCATAGGCTGCCACTCTGCGTTTCTGAACCTTGGTTTCCGGCAAATGTGTTATGGGGTGAAACTTTGCCGGTATTTTTAGGACTGTCGCCATTTTTTCTGCCTCGCTTTCTCTCGCATTTCCGTTGTCCAGCTTTCCGAACGGGAACGGTCTTTCCAAGATACGATTTGTTCCGTTCCGTCCGAAAAGCAAAATTGCAGTTCATTGGGTGCCGGAATCTGAATCTGTTCGATTTGTTCCGCAAATCGCTCCGCATCAAATTCCGATATTTCCAAAACATCACAGCAGGCAGAAATCAGCGTATTTTCCGGAATCTGTTTTGCTGTTGGACAGTATTTTTTCCCTTTGGTGTTGTAAGTGGAACAAATCCAGACCACACCGGTCACAGTCGTTTTTCTGCGGTAATACTTGCCGCAGCAGGCACATCGTATTTTCTGCGTAAATGGATATCGGTTTGTGGTACAGGAACCGGCATATTTTTTCTGTCGTTCCGCCATTTGTTTCTGCACCGCATCAAACTGTTCCTGCGAAATGATGGCTTCATGCGAACCGGCAACAAAATACTGCGGAAGCTGTCCGATGTTAGCCACCTTTTTCTTGGTAATGTGATTTTCCCGAAAACTTTTTTGCAGCAACAGGTTTCCGGTGTACTTTTCATTGCGGAGCGTTCGCCTTACGTCCTCTGTCGTCCATGCACAGCCACGCACCGTGCATATCTGCTGTTCGTTCAGTTTCTTGGCAATTGCCAGCTTACCCATGCCAGACAGATAATATAGAAAAATCATTCTAACGATTTCTGCCTCCTCCGGTACGATTTCCAGTTTTCCGAATTTGGTTCGCCGATATCCCAGCATTCGCATACTCCCGACTTTTCCCTGTTCAAAGTCCTTTCGCATCTGCCATTTTTTGTTCTCGCTGGCAGAATAGCTTTCCTCCTGTGCGTAAGATGCCAGAATGGAAAGCATCAGCTCGCCGTCTGAACTCATGGAATGAATCCGCTGTTCCTCGAAATAGACATCAACGCCCAGTGTTTTCAGTTCCCGTACCGTTTCCAGCAGGGTGACCGTGTTTCGTGCAAAACGGGAAATGGACTTTGTCAGAATCAAGTCGATTTCTCCACGCCGGCATCGGTTCAGCAGCTTTTGAAATTCCGCCCGATTTTCCTTTGTTCCCGTCAATGCCTCGTCTGCATAAACGCCGCAGAACAGCCACTCCGGATTGCTCTGGATCAGCTGATTGTAATAGCTGACCTGTGCTGACAGAGAATGGAGCATGGCATCCTTTCCGCTGGACACTCTGGCATAGGCTGCCGTCCGTTTCAACAGGAACGGCTTTTTCTGTGGAAATGCAACTTTTTGTATCACTCGTGCCGTGATAATCTCCCCCTTTCCGATGACATATTACCGTACGATCGGGCAGGAGTCAAGGAATATACTGCACAAAGATATGCCGGAACGTTCGGCAATTATGGTGTTGATTTTTTGGAATTCCTCCGGCGTGACCAATCCAGCACGCATCCAGCTTTTCAAAATCGAAACTGTGGTTTGATACGTAATGATCTTATGGTAATGTTCTTTTTCCATGAGTCATTTCCTTTCTGTGCTTCCCATAGCAAAGACGGGAACAATATTTTCGGTGCGAACTGGGATAGGCGAAAAACGGCTCTTTGCAGATAGGGCAGAGCTGCTGTAATTTGCCGTTCTTCGATACAGCATGGTGATTCCACCAAGTGTTGTGGCATTGTGTGGAACAGAATCGTTTCGGTTTTCGGTGTGGTGTCTGCACAACAGAACGCCCACACTGCGGACAGTGTGGGCAGGATTCGCTTCCTCTCTGCCGTTTGCAGAAAGAAGCCACAGTGTTAACAGACAGCCCTAATTGGACTGCGATTTTCTTGTAGCCCAGACCGCTGCTGTGCAGTTGTCGGATCTGGTCTTTTTGTTCTGCATTCATCCAATCACCCCAAAATTATCCCAAGAAACATAACCAGTCACATACTGTCCCACCGGTGTTTTTCCGCAGAACTCCGGCTTTGTGGTGATCCGATAACGACCGTTCTTGCAGGCAATGCCGTCATACAGATAGTAAGTGCCGCTGATTCTTCTGGTTACAGATGTAGTTTCTGCACTGGCGAACAAAGGTGTGTTGGCACGAATGGCAACCTTCTGCCCTTTGGTGAACTTACCGCCATTGGTGTAGACCGCATTTCCGTTGGCATCAAATACAGAATATCCGACCTTGCAGGCTTTTTTCGCATTTTCTAAGGAAGAATACGCCCCCAACTGCGACTTTGCATCTGCCCAAGACTTTCTCACTCGGTAAAGCTGCTTTGTTGCAGGAATAGGTGTTGTGGATGCAGAACCTGCATTCAAATAAGACTGTACCTTTTTCTTGAACTCCGCCCAATGGGGCAAGATGTACGCCGGACACATCTTGTACCGATTGTACATGGTGTTCAGCTGGTCAACCGTTCCGTTTCGTCCGTCACGAACATTGAGCCAGTGGGTATGCGTGTAGAGGTGGCTGATGTTCAATCCATACTGTTTCAGAAGGGCTGCGGCAAGTTTCGCTGCATTGTCCTCCGACTTCTTATCCGTAGAATTGTATGCAGAGGACATAATACACTCGATGGCAATGGTTCTTCTGTTGCCGTTCCCAGAACCGTCAGCGGCGTGCCAGCCGCTCAGGTTGTGGGGCAGATTCTGCCATGCACAGATATTGTCAACATAATAATGGACACGCACATCCTTCATGTTGTTATTGACGGTTGCCCTTGTGTACTGTTCCGCAGGGGTCGTGCCGCTTGCTACTGTGATCCAGTCTGTGTTATGGACGGTCACACCGATGATTTTCCCCGCCATGGAAGCAGAGGGCATATCGATGTGGTTGGGATTGTGTTTGGTGAGTAAATACTCGTTGACGGTGACACCGCCAAATGTCGTTGTTGCATCCGGTCTTAAGATAGTCATATTACTTTTTCTCCTTGTCGGTCGTTTCTTCGGTTCTGCCGATTTTCGTTTGCAGAACATCAATTGCTTTTTGAATTGCAGGCGGATACGGGATTCCCATTAAACTTGTATTTTCCACGATGGAAAGCAGTTCGTTCAGGCAAAAGCTGATGCAAACAGCATCCCGGATGTAGTTGGTATTCAGCAGAATATCCATCCGAACTGCAACGACGATCAGCATTAAAGTGCAGACCTTTTTCGCCAGACCGAACCAGCCGGCTTTGGAGGAAAGTCCGCCGCTTTCCGTGTGTTTGGATTTTTTCATCATGGCGGTGATGATGCCGGTGAAAAAGTCGATTGCCATAAAGGCGACCAGTGTCACCAGAGCAGAGTCCCAGCCGCCAAAAATGGCAGTAAAAAAGCCGCCGACCAAGCCGACAGCCACGCAAATAGTATCTTTCATCATATTTTTAGTCCTCCAGTACTTTCAGGAATCGGATCTTCGGATGAGAATTGTTACTCCTTCCCACCCAGGCAAGGTAATATTCGCCGTCAGAAATGCCAGTGCATTCTGTGATGGTAGTGATAAAGTTGTCCGACTGCAGCCATTGGAAATCCAGAGAAACCGCACGATTTGCATCGATCTCTGTATTCACATACACGCCAATAGGAATGTCGATCTTCTGCGGTTTCTGTACCAGATACAGCTTTCCAGCTTCGCTGGAACCCGACTGATAAGACATTACAATTTCCGCATTTTTCGTCAGAGACAGAGGCTTTGCACAAACGGTCAAGACCGACTTATCCCAGTTAAAACACACCTGTGAATAGGACAACACGAAATCATTTTCTGCACTGCAAAACTGCGGATAAGCAGCCAGAAAATCTGTCATTGTCTGATAGCTGCCGTCCAGAATCATGCTGAGATTCGATGCATAGGTCGAAATGGCATCCTGTCCGGACTGAAACAGGACGGTGTAATTTCTGCCGCTTGTCAGGTTGTCGATTTGCTTTTGCAGGCTCTCCAAAGTACGTTCTGCCGTTCCGATTCTGGAAGTATTGTTCTCCACCTTTTCCGAATAGACCGTAACCTTTGTGCTAAGCCCGTTGATTTGTGTGCCGAAGCCATCCCATTGTGCGATTTTAGTGGCAGTGATCTGCTCCAATGAGGATTGATTTTCGTGGGTATGTGCCTTTTCATTCAGTGCTGCAATGGCTTCCCGGAATGTTTGGATATTGTAAGTTGTATCATCCTCGAATTCCTGAAGAGCACGCAGCAAGGAAAGTTCATTTGCCGTCAAATCATCTAAAACATCCAGATTTTTATGAATGTGTGTCTGCTGTAAAAGCGGCTGAACAGCAGCTTGAACCAGTGCTTTTACAGCATCGGTATCCGGATAATTTGTCAAATCAGGAGAAACGCCGTCCTTTCCGTCAATCCCATCTCTACCGTCTTTCCCATTTGTGCCGTCCTTACCGGGCAAACCGTCTGCACCATCTTTTCCGTCCTTACCATCAATACCGTCCCTGCCTTTCAAACTCTCTAGCCATTCTGCAACTGTCCCCACAAAACCGTTTTCTATGGCAATTTCATAAGCAGAACGACCGTCCTTTCCATTTGCTCCAGCTTGCATTTCGGAAAGTTTTTTCAAAAGCTGCGTATACAGATCCGGAGTCGGCGGAATTGGCGTATCTCCATCTGCAACAAACCCAGATGGTCGAATGTGAAGAGTTACTGGTACGGTTGTCGCACGCAGTGTAGTATCGCTTTCTGCATCGTAGCCAAACAAACTCATTTTCACCGCACCGGGATGCAGTTCGGCAGGCAGCAAGCTGGTTGTTCCGTCTATGCCAAGCACCACGTTGTATGTTTCCTCACACTGCGTGAACTGCACCACTTTGTGCAGCGTTTTCCAAGCCCCATCGAACACGAACTTCACCGAAACAAATGCGATCTGGTCAGAGGCAATGACCTCTCGCTCCAGTGCTTCGATTTTTTGCTGTTTCACTAAAAATTTCATCATTCGTTTTTCACCTCGTTCCATGTATGGGTTTCCGTATCATATTCCAGATAGCCATCTACACACTGGATCTTTTTCAGATAATCGTTGTAGGAATGTCCTCCGGAGGACATCCAGTTGACCGGTTTGGTGATGGCGTTCCACTGAGCGATCGTTCCTTCATATGTGATGACCGTTAGACTTTCACAGTATGTCAGCATATTTTCCCCAAAGGTTCTGCAATTCGCAGAAATGGTAAGGCTGGACAATGCTGTACATCTTGTAAACGCAAAAGCACCAATGGAATTACACGAAACACGAGCAGTCTTCAGCTTTGCACAGCCGCTGAAAACATACTTTCCCCACGTTTTCACGCTGGCAGGCACAGTGACTTCTGCAATGGCAGTGTGATAAAAGGCATATGACTGGATCGCAGTAACTGCCTGCGGAATGGTAACAGAAGTCAGACCAGCGGTATCATTGATTACAGCATCTTCCTGTGCAAAAGCGGAATCACCAATGCTGGTCAGTGTAGCCGGCAGAGATACCGTTTTCGCATTGGCACAATGATAAAACAAACGGTCACCCAGACCAGTAATGCCATTGCTGAGCACGATCTCCTTGATCTGGTCGTTTTGATCAAACACAGAATCATGAGAGGTATAATCGTAGGTTGCACCTGTGCCACGCAGCAGCAATTTCCCATTGTCGTAGAGAACATAGTAGATGTTTTCCCCGCACTGTCCGGTCGATAGGATTTCGCCTGCGGTCAAGTCATCCACCTTGGTTTGCAGTTCGGAAATCTGACTGTTCATTGCATCCAGCCGCTTTTGCAGTTCGTCCAGTGTGGCATTCGTCTTTGCCATTTCGGCAAGCATCTCCGTCACTCTGCACTTGCCAAGAATACACTTGCAGTAACCGCATTTGCTCTCGTCTGCACGGCAGTCTGTCAGGTCAGAATCCAGAATAGCTGTCATTCCAGCACGCAGTCTTACAACTGCTAAAGTCAGATAAGTCGTCACATTGTTGTTGGTAAAGGTGGGAATGGTTGGACTTGTGGCTGCTGTACCTGCCAGAACACGAATCCCACAGGTACGAGTAGAACGATCACAGTAGATTCCGATCGCTACATAACGATTCAGAGATTCATCTACATAAGAAGAAAGGTCGATGGTATGCAGGGTATCACTGATAAAATAGTGTCCATCGATCCACGCCTTGCCCGTGCCGAATGTAACGGATAAATTTTTGACTGTTGGTGCAAAGCACTGCCGGTAAGTATCCAGAATCCCGTTGCAAATCAAACTGGACAGATATGCAGTAAAATCCTCTGCGGTATACACCCGGTCAAGGTTTTGTGCGTTAAAAAATCCATAGGAAAATGCCATATGCTCACTCCATCTCCTTAAATGTCGGTGTCAGACTTCTGCCGTTCTGGTCGAAACTCTCCACCATGCCGATCAGCTGGATTCGAGGCTGAATCAAGCCAAAGCGTTTCTGTTCCATGGTTACATAGTCGCCCACAAAGTAATCCTTGTTGTACTGATACTGGGTCGAAAAAGCAGCGATGGCAGATTCCGATGCCGTTTTTGGCTGCACCAGATGTTCCGCACCGCTGCTTTTCAAGATTTCCAGATATTCCGCATCCGTCACATCTTCTTCCTGTGCGGTGTTTCGTTCATCTACATACACCTCATATCGGTCAAGATAGGTCGGCTCTGCACTGGAACAGAAGGTCGTGCGTTTTCTGGCACTGCCCTCACCGCAGCCCAGCACATAGGCAAAGTTTTTCTGCACGGCATCGTCTGCTGCATAGGAAAACGACAGCAGATTGTTGTACGCATCGGAGAATACGATGTGGGGATTTTCATCCTGCAACAAACTGCGGTCTGTTCCGGAAAACAAGTCGCATTTCAGTGCATTTCCATCCAGCCGCACATTTGCCGAACCACCGATGGTTTCACAAAGGCTGTACAGCCATTCTAAGATGTTATCATAGCTGACCTGCATGTGTGCGATTTTCTGCCAGCAGTCACCGGACACCGTTCCCATGGAAAAACCGGGCAGATTGCGGATTCCGGCAGAAATCACATTGTGGGACAGCACTTTGCGGACGATGTCCTCATAGCTGCCGTTTGCGGTGATGGTGGGATAGATGATTCTTCGTTCCAGCAGACAGGCAAGAAACCGTCCGGTGACCGTCAGATAATCGCCCTTTTCAGTATCGGTCTCCAATTGCAGAGATTCAATGATGCCAAAATGCTGGGCATCATCACTCCTTGCCACAATTCTGCCACGCTGAAAGATGGATACATTCTGCGGACTGGCAGCGATATACACCTCAAAACAGCCGCACTGATAAAATTCAATGTCCCATAAGAGTGAAGAATAACTGTCGCAGATGGCTTCCAGTGACACAGAAATCTGATCTTTCAAAGCTATCAAGCTGTAAATTTCCAACTGCATTTCTCACACTCCCAGATAGGAATTGCGGTGCATCAATGTCACACGCAGCTTTTTCACCCCACGAACTGCCTCGACCCGAAAGATATTTGTGCCTTCCTTCAAGGTCAGCCAAGTCGAACCGGAAACCAGCCGGTTCAGAATGTTGCTGTCCACGCCATTGCGTGTCAGCGTGACGGTCTTGTTTCCGGTTTTCGTGGTAACCGTAATGACATCGCCGGTCAGAATATCGCCTTTGATTTGCAGATACTCGCCGTTTTCGTTGTAGATGGTCGGTGTCACTGCCACCACTTCCTGCGGAATGTCGCTGGGCAATGCCTCAATTCGCAGTGTGAATCCGGTTTCATCTCCGTCATTGGTAATGGATAAGGCATCACTGTTGGAATACACACCCAAAGGAAAAGGAGCATCGCTCTCCGGAAAAGGAAAGTGAAATGCTCCGATCACGCCGCTGTAGTAGGCATAAAAAATATCCCGGCTGTACCAGTAAATATCCGGGCAGAGAATGGAGATCTGCCCGCTGATCTGCTGTTCGAAATTTGACACCTCGCAGGTTTCTACATACCCCTCGGCATAGACATCGATGTTCGCCGTCTTGTACCAGATTTTGATGTATCGGGACGGCTTGACCACATGATACAACTGATGCCGCCGTTTCTCAATGCCAATGCCACGCATGGCAAAGGAGATGACTACGTTTCGTTTTTCGATGAAGGCATTGTTGAGGTAGCTGCCGTTCATGCCTGCGTAAGAAGAAGTGGAAATCGTTCCGGCAGGCGGATTCAGACCTTCGATTTTGGAGGTCATGTATTGGTTGGCGGTGGTGGACAGATTCACTTGTTCGCCGGATTCATTTTCGAGAATAAGGGTGAAATACATGGGCTGCACCCCCCTTTACATTTTGGGTTTGATGATGTATAATAGAGACAACAGAGACGTTGGTTCTCTACGCAAAATCGGAATTTGTATAAGATCAACTTTGGAAATTTAGTATAGGGAGAAAGTAAATGGAACAACAGATAAAAGAACGGAAGAAAAAGCTTACTATAGATTTGTGGATAATCGCTCTGGTTACGATAGCAGTCTATATCGTCTATGGTGTTTTCGGAAGCAGAATAATGAGTTTTTGCAAAAACAGTGATATTTCCGTTTGGCCAAGACTTTTGACGGCTGCTGCATTGGAATTTGGAATAGCGGGTCTTGGCATTACTATTGTAGGCCTAATGCGTAAAGAATCGTTCGCAAGTTTCGGACTTCGTTGGGAAAACGCAATCAAAGCTGTGCTTTGGACGATCGTGTTTTTTCTCCCGTATATTCTTTTTATTTTCCTTTCAGGACAATTTGAGGGGTACGAACCATTGAGTATTATGGTTACCCCGGATCTTCACAAAGCAGGGATCGTAGCTACCATTATCGGAACACTGGTTATTGCGGTTGTCTGGGGCTTTTTTGAAGGCTTTAATTATGTTGTCATCTGTGAGAAAATCAACAGACGTTTCCCGGTAAAAACTAAATTCTTTGATTGGGGTGCGCTTGTGGTTTCAATTATGGGCATTCTTTTTCATCCCATGAGCTTCAGCATACAGGGTATCATTGAAATTGTAACTACCTTTATAGCCATTTATGGAATGCTTCAGGTGAGAAAAGTATACAAAAATGCATGGGGATGTGTTTTTGCTTTTCTGTTCATTTGGAATGCACTTTGACATACATCTTGTCACCTAATCTCATAATATAAACGAGTAAGACAAATTCTGATTTACCGAGAAAAAGGAGCGACTTAAATCGCTCCTTTTTAAGTATTCAGCGCGTTCCTCGTCATCCTATAAATCTCCAGCCGTGACAGCGACTTCGGACTATTATTTGTCTGATTCACTGTGCGGCTGTTGTCGTTGTTATAGTAGTTGTTGACCGTACCGCCGGAACTGCCGCCAACGACTGCACCGGAGATACCATTCAAACTATAATTCAAATCAGAATCCATGGTCAGCTGCATGGCTTTCGCCACACCGCCTACGGCTTTTTCCACATACTTCTTGCTTTTGTCAATACCATCTGCCAGGCCTTTCATAAAGTCTGGCATCCAACTCTCGTAGTCCGTCAGCGGTCCTTTGTCCGGGACGGAGAAGTGCAGGAAATCCCGAATGGTATCGGCAACATTGGTGACGCAGTCCGCCAGCCAGCCGATGGCACTCTGAATGCCGTCAATGATTCCCTGAATGATGTCCCGTCCCCAGTTCCAGGCATCCGAAGCCAATCCCCTGATATATCCCACAGCGGCATCGAATCCATTCTGAATAGTGGATTTGATGCCGCTGATTTTGTCGGAAACTGCAGAACGAATGTTGTCCCAGATGCTGGACACCGTAGAAGAAATGCTCTGCATCACGTTGGAAATGGTACTCTTGATGCTGTTCCAGATGTTAGATACCACCGATTGGATGGCGTTCAGAACATTGGAAACCGCAGAAAAAATCTGATTCCAGATAGACGATACCACAGAAAAAATGGCATTCATCACACTGGAAATCGTGCCGGAGATGCTGTTCCAGATGGAAGAAACTACATTCCAGATTGCAGACAAGACAGACGAAATGAAACCAGATACCGCATTCCAAACCGTAGTCACCACATCTTGAATTGCCGTCAAAACCGTGGAGATTGTATTGGAGATGGCATTCCAGATGGTTTCAAATGTCGTTCGGATACCTTCTAAAATCGGCGTTAAAAACGCCACGATCGCATTCCAAATGGCACTGATCTTCTCCGAGATCCAGTCCATCACTCTGCCCACAATGATTTGGATGGCTTCAAAAATCGTCTGAAACAGATAGCCGAATGCCGTGATCAGCGGTTCTAAGGTAGTGTAAATGGCATTCCAAACGGTCGTAATCACGTTATAAATTGCCTGAAAAACCGTAGAAACCACGTTGTAAATGGCATTGAAAATTGTGCTGAAAAAGTTGTAGATTCCTGTCCAAATGGCAGTGAAG